CCTCTATGAGGCTTCTCCTGAGCAAGAGCTCGCACAATCCTGTGTCCTACTGGAAGGATGTTATGACCCGCACACGTGTTAAAGGTGAGCCGTTACCTACCGGTGGCTATGCCACTCGGTACGTCACAGGACAACTTGCCGTAGAGCAAGTGCAGGATTCAATGCCTGCCTACTCTAAGGAAAGATTGTACTGTGAAGACTTACTGGGCCCTGATACCGATCATCCTCTTTCTATCGAGATAACAAAGAAAGAAATGACACCTTTAAATGGTGTCGTTGGAAAGGACTCGCCCTCCGAAAAGGAGTTCAGCAAGTACTATTCCGGATGGACGATTTATGGGCCCTTCAATCACGTTGCGGATCCTGGAGCACCACTTTCAGACGCTGAGATTGCGACAAAGGTATTGGCCAATACTAATCCTGGCCGATCTACCTTTTCCGTTCCCACGGCTGTCGGTGAGCTCAAGGATCTCCCTGGCCTCTTGCGTCAAACAGGTCGCTTTGTCAAAAGGTTTTCCAAAGGCCCTCCACCAGGTCCATCTGAACTTGGTGGTTGGTACTTAGGTTACCGTTTTGGCTGGGCTCCCCTGTTGAATGACTTCAAGAAGCTAGTAGACTTTACAGCTATGGTCGACAAACGTGTCGACGAGCTGAATAGGCTCTACGATAAAGGAGGTCTTAAACGTCGCGTCAACATCTATACCTCGGTTAAAACCGATGATGACACTTCAATTCATCATTCGGCAATTGGTCTCTTTATCTATTGTAGAATAGATAAGAAAACCAAGCGAAAGGTGTGGGCCACCGTAAGGTGGACTCCTACCTCTCGGCCGAGATATAGGGATAACTCTGAGCAGAGGAATGAAGCTCGTCGACTTGTCGGCGGCATCAATCCTTATGGTGCGGTCGAGACCGCATGGGAGTTGCTCCCGTGGTCTTGGCTAATCGACTGGTTCACTAATATAGGGGACTATATTGGTTCCCGAAATAATAGCGTGCCAGCCGTGCACTCGAATGTTTGCATTATGCGAAACTTCGAGACCGAACACAGAGTTAGCCGCACCGATTCCATAAATGAAATCGAAGGCGGCGACGGGACGGTGATCTACGAGACCAAGGCTAGGTCCGTAGTATCTGGTCCTTCCATCACTGCGGGTCTGCCGTTCTTATCGGCAGGTCAGTGGTCGATCCTTGGTGCGTTGGCTCTCAACCGCTTTGGTCGACGCTAACGCATCTAAGGAGCAAGTAGAATGCTAGGTTCAACTCTCACAATTACCCTCGACGGCTCCGGTGGAACCGAAAAGGTACTACCTTTGATCAACCAGGATGGCTACTCCGCCGAGTACTTTCTCGACGGTGGAGCCACTACGTATCGGGCGAAAGTCCGACATAGCAGGGACAACGTCAAGGCTGGTACTCAGCCGTTTGATCGTCACGTTGTGACGTTCTCGGCTTATACCAAGCCCACTGAGGAAGTCCCCCTGGGAAGTCTGAACGAGGTGATATTCACCCTCCGCGCGGATCCAAACGGGACCGCGGCAGACGTGATCAACTTGGCCGAGGCCATGAGCTTTTACACTGTAAAAGCCGGTGGCATTCACGCCAAGCTCCTTGGCTGGGAATCCTAATTCCCTAGTCATCATTTCATGACAACCAAGGCGAGAGTTGTTCGTAGCCATAGATGACATCCCCTAACAGATAGGAGCTGCCATGAAAAGCTATGCACACTACTTGCAGGGTCTGTACGCCAATATCCTTGCGGATATTGGTGACAGTAACCCCTCTCTTCGGAAAGGATTGGACCGAGATCTCACTCGGCTCCTCTCTCTGATGGAGACCAGAGGTCTATCGTGTCTAACGATAGACCTTCCGGAATTGGGAAAGCACTTTGATCGGTGCTTATCCAATGGACTCCTAACTCGTTCCAACCTACCTTGCGGTGGGACGGAACGAGGGACAGTAATCCCTCGACTTTTCAAGGGGATACTATCTCGAGTCTTCCATCATTCTGGAGAGCTTCGGGAGAATCGCGATGAACAAGCTATCAGAGCTGCTCGGCAGCTATATTACGCTGCCAAAAAGCTTCGAATACCTTGTACTGACTCTCGCACTTATAAAACAGTGCAAGAGTACTTTGCGATTGATAATGCGATTACGTCGCCATCTCTTGATTGGGATGGTGATAATCCAGCTATTGAGAATCTCAACGACATTTCTTTTGAAGTGTCGTTGGCCTCAAACAGCTGCCCATTATTCCCAGATTCTGGGGATAATGAGGGCATTACGCCAAGCATCTACAAGGCAACGCACACCCTGCAGAGGGTGTGTGATCTTGTATCTGCTGAACTGGGCTACTTACACCCGGTTCATTGGCTCCCGAAGCACGGACCCGGCGCTGTCGCTGACAAAGGATGGAAATCAAAGTATGATTTCCCAACCTGGCCAGCGAAGCTTGAGAGCGTCTTCCCCATGTCTATGTATGCTTTCGCAAACGAAGGCATGTGGGCTGAGGCTCTTACGGATGGCGATTTTGAACAGAGGTTCATGAACCATGAACCTCCATCCAAGATGCATGCTGTTCCAAAGACGCAGAAGGCGCCACGGCTTATTGCCGCGGAGCCAATCTGTCATCAATGGTGTCAGCAGGCTATCAAGGACTATTTCGTCAACCGTATTCGGGCTACTTCTGTCGCCTCAAGTATTAATTTCCGAAATCAGGAAGTTAATCGTGAGGCAGCCCGACAAGCATCCCACTCTCAGTCGCACTGGACAATTGATTTGTCCAGCGCTTCTGATAGTCTATCGACCTATGTAGTTGAAAGGGTCTTTCGCAGAAATAGATCTCTGCTCGAGGCCCTTCATGCTACAAGGACGAGGTCTATACGAAATGGTATAGACCGCAAGTCTCCTGAGTTTCATAAGCTCAAGAAATTTGCTAGTATGGGATCCGCCTGCACTTTTCCTGTACAGACAGTTGTGTTTACATGCATATGTATAGCTGGCATTCTTGCCAGTAACGATATGCGCGTTACACAACGCAATGTCCGCAAGGTCAGTGCGAGGGTCAACGTCTTTGGGGATGATTTAATCATTCCCGCAGACGGAGGGGACACTGTTCTGGAGTTACTCAGCCACCTTGGATTCAAGGTGAACCACACAAAAACTTTCTGTACAGGAATGTTCAGAGAGTCGTGTGGCATGGATGCATTCGACGGACATGATGTCACGCCGGTGTATTCCATGGCTGCTCCAGACAGGGCCCAACCTGAGTCGGTGATATCATGTGTTGCAACCCATAATAACTTCTTCCACAGAGGTTATTTTAGGACAGCACACTATATCGAAACGGCCGTGCGTAAGGAATCCGATAAAATTCCTTACGTCGCAGCCGGCTCAGGGAAGTATGGTCTCTACTCGCTGTTCGGAGATGATTATTCCCATCTGAAGTCCAGATGGAAAAAGTCACTCCAAAGGCGAGAGTACCTATGCGAATTGCCATATATGCCAATTCGTAAGGGTGGAGACCGATACGTCTCTCGGCTCCTTCAGTTTTTCACTGAAAGGCCCGACCCCAGCGTTCGCTGGGTGTCAGGAACAACCGAG